TGACAAATGCAAGCATCCAGTCCGCCATTGCGAAAGGCTGGAAGCCCAACAATTACCTCACCAATCTGTCGATGGCTCATTTCGCCAACCCGGCAGACTTCGTGGCTACGAAAATCTTCCCGATTTGCCCCGTAGCCCAGAGCGCAAGCTACTACTACAAATTCAGTAAGGCAGACCTTGCTCGCGACAACGTGAGCCGCAAGCCTGCCTTCGGCAAGGTTCAGCCTGCCATTATGGGACAGACTGACGACACATACAAGTGCGAGGTTGACCAGATTATTGTCGGCATCGACCAAATCGGAACCCTCGACTTCCAGAGAAGCCACGCTCCCGGCGTTGCTGACCCTCGTAAAGCAAAGGTTCGCTTCGCAACAGAGCAGATGCTCCTTCACCAGGACATTCTCTTTGCAAAGAACTTCTTCCACGCAGGCGTGTGGGCTAACGAGTACAGCGGCGTAGCCAGCAACCCTGGCGACAAGCAATTCTTGAAGTTTACTGATGCGAACTTCGACCCCGTCGCTTTCTTCGATACTCTCAAGACCAGCATCAAGAAGAACGGCAGACGCACTCCTAACAAACTCGCCCTCGGCGTTGAGGCTTTCAATGCCCTCAAGGTTCACGGCGACATCGTAGAGCGCGTGAAGTACACCGGCAGCAGCGCAAATCCTGCCATCGTAAACGAGAAGGTTCTCGCCGAACTTTTCGGCATCAAGGAAGTCGTAGTGCTTGAATCCACCTACAACGCAGCCGGCATCGGTGGCGAGGACATGGAATTCATCTGCGACCCGAAGGGCGCACTTTTGTGCTACGCAACAGACGCTCCCGCCATTGACGAACCTTCTGCCGGTTACATCTTCACATGGGATATGCTCGGCAACGGTCAGCCTGTGGCTTTCGACCAGTACGAAGGCGAAAAGGGTACTCACAGCGAATTCATCGAAGGCTTGATGTCCAGCGACATGAAGAAGACCTGCGACGACCTCGCAATTTACCTCAAGGACTGCGTATAAGAAGGAGGAACAGAGATGAACAGCTACATCGCACTAAAAGCAACAACGCTCAACGGCGTGGATTACGCCGCAGGCGCGACTATTCCTGCTGACGCTGTTCTCCCTTCCCGCGTTCCGGCTCTTATTAGAACCAAAACCATCGCAAAAGCGGGCGACGTTTCCGAAGACGCCGTAAAAGGCGCAGAAACGCCCCAAATTCACGCAAACGAAGTCGAAGGGGTAGATTTACCCATTAAGACCGAAAACGGCGTGCTGACGCTTTGTGCGAGCCGTGAGGACATCGTGAAAGCGGTGGAAACAATGCAGATGAAAGCAGAAGACGCTATCGAGGCAATAAAAACCATCGAATCGGAAGACGCTCTCATCATCATTGACGCCTGCGACAGCAGAGCAACTGTCAAGAAGGCAGTCAAAGCCAGAGCAGAAGCGCTCCAGGCTGCAGCCGAAGACGAAGACGACAGCAACCAGGGAGACGGAAGTGAGGACGAAACCGCCGGCGAAGGCGGTGAGGAATAATGGCAAGAGCCACCTTCACATACGACCCGACAAAAATCGGGGAATACGGCAAGGACCGTATGCGTTTTGAACTCGGCGACACCATCGTGGAAGGCGAAGGACAGGCGGCGGCACTTTCGGACGAAGAATACGAAGCGGTTATCGCAGCCAACCCCGGCAAGTGGAAGCGTGCGAAGCTGGCTCTCATCGAGAGCATCATGCGACGCTTCTCGTACGAAGTGGACGAAAAGGTCGGTCCCCTTACCCTTTCGCTTCGCCAGCGATATGACAGCTGGAAAGCAATGTACGACCAACTGAAAAAGGAGGTCGCAAATTGCACGGTTCCGAGCGCGAATCCTTCAGCCATTAACGGCGGGCATTACTTCTACGAAGGAATGCACAACAACCCATCCGCCGGAGGCACAGAAAAGCGAGGTGGTCGCCTTGTTTGATAGACCAGGATACAACCGCCCGGAAAATCTCTGGAAGGATTTCACGATTGACAATAAGACCGAAACCACCACCAGCCGAGGCAGAACAAGGGAGAATTATAACGGCAGCGAGCCGGAATTCATCCACGCCATACTCTGCGGAGCCACGCCAGAGCAGAAACTACAGTACAACCAGATGCAGCACCCGATAACCCACGTCATAAGTCATAGGGGCAAACCGAAAGCCAAAGAAGGCGACCGGTTGATGCTCAAAAATCGCGCGTTTTATGTGCAAGGCGTGGACGACCCAGGCGACCAAGGACTCTGGACCCTGTACTACTGCGAGGAAAGGAGTGGCATCCATGACGGAAATCAACTTAAATCAACTGGAAGCTGAAATGCAAGCACGCATTCAGCAAGCCGTGAAGGACACCAACACGCAGGCGAAATCCTGCGCAGTTAGAGCATCAAACGAACTGCGAAACGCTGCGCTGAATGTCCTCCGAGGACAAAGAAGCGGCAGAGTTTACAAAAAACCGCACTCGAAAGCAACCTACACGGCATCGGCACCCGGAGAACCGCCTGCGGTTCGTACCGGAATGCTACGAATGAGCTGGGGTATGAAAGCCACAGGCGACGGCAAAGGAAACTACGCCGCCGGCATTTATACCGACGTACCGTACGCCGAGAAACTCGACGAAGGAACGCCCGGAGGCAAAATCAAACCCAGACCATACAAGGAGAGAATCATAGAGACCGCCAAACCGAAGGTCCTGCAGATTTTCTCCACTTTGAAATGAGAGGAGGAACGCTATGTCGATTTTAACGACCAGCAACAATACCGCTTTTGACAAAAGCAAAATCGCCAAGGGAGACCTCGTAAGAGCGAAATACAAAGGCTGGGACGAAGCAATAAACGGCATCGTCGCCAAGGTGACGGACAGCGAAATCCGCGTCCTCTACATCGGAACAATTCGTAACGTAACGAATTACTTCACCATCAAGGCGGAGGAGGTGCAGGCAGGCGCATGGGAAATCTCATGGAGCCATGACCTCACCCAGACCGAGACGGAGGGCGAGAACAATGACGCTTGAAGACCTTATTTATAGCCGACTGACCCAGAGCGCCGACCTCCAGCGTGCGCTCGCGGCTTACGGTGAGGCGCCGGCGGTTTTTTACATCACGGCGCCAGACGATAAGGCGTCCGGGTGGAACGAGCGAAAGCAATACCCGCGCATCGATTACGTGGTCGACCTGCAGCGCAACCCGGAACGAAAGACAAGCGGCGTCCTCACCCTCAACATTATCTGTGCAGAAGACGGAATGCCGCCGGAGGAGTTAGAGCCTACCGTACGAACGCTCCTCTGCGGCGTATTCCTTCAGCCAGACAATGCCCCGCCCTTTGCTCTTGCATGGGCAAGAAGCGACCCGTTCGACCAGCGCACGGAGAGCGACGGACTTCTGTCCGGAATTACCGTGTCCTTCGACGTGTTCGCCTTCCCCACCCAGACGACGTCGGACCCCGACCCAATTCTGGCGATGAATCACTACATCGAGCAGAACGTGCCGGAAGCGCTCGTCATAGGCGGCAGCAAAGCCATCGAGGGAGAAATCATCCCGACAGCCGAAAGCCCGGCGTTTTATTTCCGTCTGGAAGGAATGAACCTGCAGCGAGAAACGAACACCGTGGCGTGGATGGACGCAGGCATAGCCTGCCACATTTTCGCAAACGGCGAAGAAGTGGCGTGGCTTAAAGCCATCGTGGACGCCCTGGCGCTTGCCGGCGAGGTCATAATGCTGGACGACTCGCCTATGTTCATGAAGAACCTCAAGGCAGACAGCACCCTCGACGCATTATCCATCGGACAGCTTCACATTACCGCCCACTTCGGCATATTGAGAAGACCGTCCTACCAGCACCCTCTGCTCCACGCGAACAGAGAAATCACCAAAGGAGGCGAATGATATGGCAGCAAAAAGAGACATCGAGCAGACCGTAGCACCGGAGCCAGAATACACCGTGCAGGAATTCACGGACGGCGCGGCGGCTGTTTTCGGTGAAGCCGTATCGCCCGACATCGTAAAGACTGCGCTGCGATTGGCGGGCGTAAAGACAACCACAAAGAGCGCAGCAATCAAAATCGTCAAAGAATTTCAGAAAAAGGAGGTTAAGTAACCTATGGCAACTTTTACAGTAGGAGAAAAGAAAGTCCGTCCCGGTGAATATCACCGCTTCGAGAACGCGGGCGGCATCTCCACCGCAGGCGCGAGAAACGGCATCGTAGCCGGTGTAATTCGCGCAAATTGGGGTCCTTTGAACGAGGTCGTAACCTTTGACCCCAGCACCAACGTCAAAGCCGTATACGGCAAAGGCAACACCGAGGACTTAATC